ATGTTCAAAGAACCTGCTGCAGTTAGGCCAGCCCTGAGAGTAGTGCTGGCATACCAGTCTTGAATATAGCCCGTACCGTCGTTTCGCACGCGGAATGCCGTGTTCGGATCGCTCGCGTGATCCTGTATCACATAGGCAACCGGGACGGCGCCGGTCGGAGTAGCGGTATTGCGTCGAAAATAACCAGAATAGCTATTCGACGACATTCCGTAGACAGCATAACTATTTGTTGATGCTCCATACAGTCCATAACTATTTACAGAAAGTCCATATACACCATATCCATTATCAGACGACCCGAGAACACCATACAGGTTTGTAGATGTTCCATATACACCATAATTATTTACGGATGTACCGACTACTCCGGCCGTGTTCGTAGAACTAAAATAACCGCCATATCCATTCGTCGAAATTCCAGATACAGAGCGGTACGTCCGCCCATACACATTTAAATACAACGCATTGCTATCTGCCGTCCAGGTCGAACCATCGGCACTTGACGCTCCGAACCCAGCGCTTGACGTCGTGTCGAAAATAATATTACCGCCCGTTGGCGCAACGGAATAATAGACAACAAGCCAATACGTCGTGCCAGAGACGAGCGTCTGCGAAATTGAGCCGATCTGTAGTGCCTGATAACTCGTCGTAAGCGACCCAAACATGATCGATTGCCCGGCATCGATCAACGCACCAGGCACGCCAGCTGCATCGGCATAGAGCGCGCCCGTCAAAGTGGCCGTCAGGTTTGTCAACGTCGCGGACGACTTGACGCGAATATCGAAACTGCGAAACGCGTGGTTGCCACTCGCTGGAACTTTGACAGCGACGTATTTCGTCGCCATCGTGTAATCGGTGCCGGTCGAAGCCGATCCATCTTGCAGCGTGGAAGCCGTCTGCGAACCATAGACCGAGGCGTAGGATTCCTGGTCACACGTCACCACATGCGAGAACCCACGCGCCGCGGTAGCAGTCGATGTGAATGTCCCAGGCGATGTAACAGCCGCAACCGTCAACAGGCCGGTGCTCGCATTGAACGCGAACCCACCGTTCGTTTTCGCCTTTTGGATGCCCAGCGCGTCCGTGAAAAACCCGACGTAGCAGGTTGTGTCAGCAACCTCGTTTTCGACAGTCACTTTCGGAGTGGCCCAGCCTGGATCGTCGGCACCGGCCGCAAGCACATAGTCATCCGTGCCCAGTGGAAGTCGCGCCCATTTCGGAGTCGCGTTTCCGACCATCACATCGCCGCGCACCACGGTATCCGCCACAGTGTCCGTGTGCGTCGCAGACAAGATCGTGTGCGCCACGCTGCCAGCAGGACCAGTCGGGCCAGTCGCTCCGGTCGGTCCGGTCGGTCCTGCCCCGGTCGGCCCAGTGTGCCCCGTAGGTCCGGTGTTTCCAGTGGCACCAGTGGGTCCGGTATGTCCATGAGCTCCGGTCGGGCCGGTGGATCCGGTTGCTCCTGTCTGTCCGGTCGCTCCCGTCGGACCGGTATGGCCTGTCGCTCCGGTGCTTCCGGTCATGCCGGTTGAACCCGTTGCTCCCGTCGATCCCGTTCCGCCAGTAGGACCGGTGTGCCCTGTGTGGCCGTGCGCTCCACTTGGTCCTGTTGGCCCAGTCGCTCCGGTGCTTCCCGTCGGTCCGATCGGGCCTGTTTCACCGGTCGCGCCGGTATGGCCCGTCAATCCAGTTGCTCCGGTGTGTCCCGTCACACCAATTGGCCCTGTAGAACCAGTAGACCCAGTCGCCCCGGTCAAACCCGTGGCGCCTGTATGCCCGATTGGTCCCTGTAGACCAGTCGGTCCGATCGCTCCTGGTGCACCTGGGATGCCCGTCGGTCCCGTGACCCCTGTCGGACCCGTCAAACCGACGGGACCAGTTGATCCAGTGTAACCCGTCGGACCTGTCGCGCCGGTTGGACCTCTAACTCCGGTGGCCCCGGTTTTTCCCGTGGCTCCGGTATGCCCGGTCACCCCCGTCATCCCGGTGTGTCCGGTCTGCCCTGTATCTCCCGTTGCGCCAGTGGCACCGGTAGGACCAGTCCCTCCGGTAAATCCCGTTCGGCCTGTGGGTCCGGTGTGGCCCATCAGTCCAGTCGAACCCGTAGCTCCGGTTGATCCAGTCGATCCTGTTGGGCCTGGATCTCCGGTTGCACCGGACGGTCCGGTGTGCCCTATCGGTCCGGTCCCTCCGGTCAAACCAGTGTGGCCTGTCGGTCCGGTATGACCAGTGTGCCCATGATCTCCGGTAGCACCTGTCGGCCCTATCGGTCCGGTTGATCCGGTGACACCGCCGGAACCAGTCGGCCCCGTTGGTCCCGTCTTGCCTGGTGTGCCATCGAGCCCGCGAACAATCTGACCAATGAAACACGCATCATTGTCGTGGAAGTTCCCGACGCCATAGCTCGCGAGGCACGACACCGGATACTTCCAGTAGCCGGTGTCGTCGGTGACGTAGCCGTGCACCAAGTAGACGAGATACGAGAGATAGTCTCCGAGCTTGTAGATCGTGACCACGCTGCCGACGGTGCACTGCTGAATCCAGCTTTCGATGTTACCGAGATCGCCGTCCACATCGCTGACGTACATGTTCCCAGCAAGCGTTGGGTCGGCGTTGTCGAATGTAAAGAACCCATTCGCTGGAAAACCCACCGCGGAATCGTAATAGAAGCGCAGTGATCCGCCTGCCGCGCCCGGATTGCCAACAGCTCCTGTCGGTCCTGTCAGACCTGTCATGCCCGTCCGCCCGGTGGCGCCAGTCAATCCCGTCGCACCAGTTGGGCCTGTCCTTCCGGTTTCTCCTGTAGCGCCCGTGGCGCCCGTCTGGCCGGTCTTACCAGTAGGACCTGTGGTTCCGGTAGCCCCTGTCTTCCCCGTCGAACCTGTGGCTCCTGTGAGACCCGTATGGCCTGTTGGCCCTGTGGGTCCGGTCGGCCCTGTCCCACCGGACCAAGTGTCCAAGAAGTCGGCGATTCCCTCGATGATAGTGTCCAGCGTCTTCGGCAGCGGCAACCAAGCCTGCGCAGTCTCCTTCACCTCGCCGGTTGAGTCCGCCACGTACGCGCCGGGAGCTCCGAGTGCGATGCGCTGCTGCGCGTCGAGCGTCGCGTCCGCAACGATCTGAATCTTGGCGATAATCTGGGACTTGGTTGACACGCGTGGTCGGCCTTTCCCTCATGGCGCGAGGGCACGAGGCGACTCGCGCCGACAGCGGGCGAGAACTACTAGGCGACGGTTCCGACGAGCCAGCCGCGGATGATGTTGCCCGCGGCCCAGTCGGTGCCACCGCCGGCGTTGTCGATCGTCAAGACGCCACCTGCGACGGACGGAGCACCGGTCCAGGCGATCCGCGTGTAGTTGCCGACGGCCGTCAGGATGTCGACGAAGTACGCCTTGACCGCCGTGCACCCGAACGAGAACCGGATCTCGCCCGCGAGCACGTCCTGCGCCGTGACGGCGTACTCGAACGGGAACAGTTGGCTCTTTGACGCCGCGATGGCCGTCGCGCGAGCCTGGTACACGCCCGGCTGCCCGCCGGCGATCGCGCATGTGAGGGCCGAGCCCGCCGTGATGTCCGCCTGGAGCCGCGTGTAGCAAGCCACGTACCACCGGCCGTCGCCAGCGCCGCCGTACACCTCGGCACGGATCCGCAGGCCGATGACCGTATGCGCGTTGATGCACGCCGCGAAGGCCGCAGCCATGAGGATCGTGTCTGCCTCCTCGGCACCCGCGCTCGATCGCAGGAAGTCGTCCTGGTCGACCACAACGTCTCGCGCTTCGATGGCGGCCAGCGCGCCGGCGCCGATGCTGAACGTGTACGAAGCGCCGTCCGCCGGGCGCTGTGCCGCGCCACCGGCGTCGAATGCAATGACGCACGAGCTCGGGACGCCCTTGTCGACCACGAGGCCGGCGACGGCACCCGCGAGTGCGTTTGCCGCGTCGAGCACGTTGTCCGCCACGGTCGGGTTCGGGTAGTTGCCAGCGAGCTCTCCACCCGCCGCGACTACGTTCAGGGACAGCCGCCAGATGGCGGCGCCGTTGGTGTTGTCCGCACAGATGTAGACCAGATCGGTCGCGGTATCGACCCAGACTGATCCGACGTCGTATCCGAGCGTGATGTCGTCGACTGCCGGGTTCGGCGGAACGACCGCGGCGAGGTTGCTCAACGCGTTGAGTTGCTGCCACACGGCAGCGCCGACAGCCGGATTCTTGCAAATGAACACGCGCCGCGGGTTTGCGGTGGTGTTGATCCAAATCGAACCGACGCCATATCCAGCGCCGGAATCGGAGGCGATAGTCGGATCGGCGGCCGCCGCAATATTGTCCTGGATGACCCCGTAGGTCCCGGCACCTGTCCTCACCATCCGGCCGACCGCCGTGCCGGCGAAGTCGCCATCAGTGATACCGTTTTCCACGAGGTTCACTGCTGTCTGCAACTCGCGGATGTCGTCCCCGAGTTCACCACTGGGGTCCGAGTCCGGCGCGAGGTTCTTGCCGCCCGCGAACTTCTTGCGGTCGATCAAGGTGATGGTCATGACTTTCCTCCGTTGCTGCCGCGGACCGCCGGTCCCCGGTGTTTTACTTTTGCTGTCCGCGGCACACGAGCTTCAACGCCCGCACCGCCTGGTCGTGTCGCTGCGCTTCCGAGTTCGCGAACGACATGCTGAGACCATCCCAGACGTCGGCCGGGTCCTCGAACGTGAACCGGTACTCCCGCCCGCGCGGCGCATAATTCGTGTGCGCCGACGACAGCGTGAGTCCGTTCATGTGCACGTAGGCGGCAAACGACAGATTGGTCGTCGTGCGCAAGCGCACGTCCGTAGCCGTTCCCATGTTGTCGCCTCCGAATCACTCCGCCTTGTCCTTGTTCTTCGCGCGAGCGCCGCGCGTCGTCCGCACTGGCGTCTCGTCCTTGCCTTCGTCTTCCTTCTGTTCCTCGTCCGGTGCCGGAGCGGATTCAACCGCCTCGGGCGCCAGCCGCGGCATCGCCTTCGGGAGAGGCACCTCGGCCGGTGCAGGAAGCACTACCGCGCGCACCGGAACGCCGCCGACGCGCATGGACGTTTCCATCTCGCGCTGGACGAGCTCGTTCAGATCCTTCGCGCCAGCCGCCTCGATCACCTCGAACTGCGAGACGCCCGCGGCGATGAGCGCGCGGACGTAGGCGATCTCCTCGGGGTCGTTCACCTCGACGATGGTCGACGGCATACCGCCGATCCCCGCGGTGTAAAAGTGCCGCCGCGGTGAAACCCACGTCTTCGCGACGTGCTTCTGCTGTCGGTCGTACGGCTTCAGTCTCACGAACGCCATGCTCTTGCCTATCCCTTGTCTGGAGGTGCGGGGCGCAGGTCGCCCCGCTTCTCCGTGTTCTTCCTACTTCGCCAGGACCACGACGTTGAACTTCACCGTCGACAAGTCCGTCGTTGCGGCGACGTTCAGACCGGTCGAGCGCACGAATACTGCGAGGCTGTCGTTCGCCTTGTAGTACTCCGGAACGAACAACCCGCAGTCGCAGGGCACGATCCCGAGGATCTCGATCTCGCCCAGGCCGCAGGCCGCCTTCACGAAGTCCGTGAAGTCCAGCGTGCCACGCGTCAGGATAATGTGCGCGAGCCACATCGTCCGAATCGAGAGGCAGGTCGCGACGAGCAGCACCAGGGTGCCGCCGGTCGTATCGACCATCGTGTTCACGGCGTCGTTGTTGACGTGAACCGTGGCCTCGGTGTTGTGGAAGTTGAAGTCCCCGACGATCTCGGCCGCCAGCGTGTCCGCCGTCGCCAGGTTGGTCGCAGCTGGGGACGTGACGGTGCGCGCCGAAGCCACCGGGTGCACGTCGACGCTCGCGAAGTGCAGGTTGCACAGCGCCTTCATGGTGTTGAGGAACACCAGGCACTCGGCCAGCGTGGTCGGGGCCGCCGGCACGACGTCGTCGCCCAGCAGCCTGTGGTGATGCGCGCCGCCCGGGTACGAGGAGTCTCCGTCGAAATTGAACGCGATCGCGAAGCTCGGAGCCGACGGCTTGCCGCCAACGAACGACTCGACCGTTCCGTTTGCCAGTGTCATTTCGTTCTTCCTTTCATCAGCGCGCGACCGAAGCCGCGCAACTTTTTCGTTTCTCAATCCGCCAGGTCACGCCCGTGCCTATGTCCCCGAATGCGACTACCGCACCTGGATGTTGTAGCCCTTCACGACCGCGTCCTCTTCTTTGAAGACGAAGCCGCAGCGCAGCGAGGCGACGCAGATCCACTCGCCGGCCACGATGTCCTGGTCGGTGGCGATCTTGATCTTCCGATAGAACCCAAACACCGCCATCTTCGGGTCCATCAGGAAGATGTCCGAGCAGTTCGCGGCGACGCCGCCGGGGAACGCGTTCTTCGTGTCGCTGAACCCGTTGATCGGGATCATCGGCACGCCGAGTGGCTTCAGCGGCTCCATCGAGTTGAGCACGGTATCGCCGTACCCGCCGACGCGGTCGGACAGCTCATCGCGGTACTGGAGCTCCGCGAGGTCGCCGGTCAGGAACGCGAAGTTGCCCTTGAAGCGGTTGTATTGCTTCGGCATCGCCTTGCGCATGTCGGTCAGCCTCGTCTTGCTGATCGGCAGGGTGTTGAAGTCCACCGTGTGCGAAACCGCGAGCTTCGATGCGCCGTCGAACAGCGCGAGCAGCGGGTCGGCCGATGTCGTGTCACCGTTGATCGCCATGTCGTCGAGGTCGACGGCGGCCTTCGCCTGGAGCATCGACATGCACGTCTGGATCAACGTGCCCTGCTCGATGTTGTCCTCGAGGTCTTCGTCGTTCAGCCGGATCTCGGCCTTGCAGAGCACCGAGGTCAACGTGACGTGGTCTGTCGTCGGCTTGATGCGGTCGCCGGCGGCTAGCGCCTGCCCGGAGACGCCGGGCCGGAGCACGTGCCCGGTGATGCCGATCTTGTCGATCACCTTCGTGTGCGACTTCATCGTCTGCACGTCGATGAGCGGCAGGAACTTCGCCTCGGCGACGACGTCGACGAGGAACTGCTGCGCACGCTCTTCGGGGAGATAGCCGCCGTCCGCAATCAGGTCCGCGACTTCCAGGTCGGCCTTCTCGATGAGCGATCTGTTCGGGGTCGTCATTTTAGTATCCTTTCTTCTGCTGTTCTTCGCGTCGCCTTTGGGCGACAACGGCTGCGAGGTCCTTCGGCCACGGCTTCTCTCCGCTGGCCGACTGCTGGACGAGCGCCTTGCTCACCTGCTCGCCGGCCGACTTCGACACCGGAGCCCCGACACCGGCACGCAGGCGCGTGGCCTCGGCGCGTGCCTGGGCGAGCTCTCCGCGGGTCTTCTCGTTCTCCGCGTTCGCGCTCGCCAGGTCGGAAGACAGCTTCTCCACCGAAGTGCGGAGTGCTGCCATGTCGGCGTTCGCCTTCTCGATCTCCGCGCGATCTGCCTTGATGACGGGTTCGGGCACTACCACCAGCGCGGGGTCGACCTTGGTCATTTTCGAGATTCCCTCGAGACGCTTGGTCACCTCCGCGAGCCGCGCTCCCAGGTTGGGTGCGTCGCTCGCCGGCGGTTGCGTGCCGTCCTTCTCCGTCGCGGGAGAGGTCGCGGACTCGGTCGGGGTCACACCATCGATCGCCGGCGGAGGCGCCGGTGGATCTGCTTTCTCTTTGGGCGGCTGCTCGAGCTTCTCGCCGCACGCCTTGCATACTGTCGCGCCGTCCTCATTCTCCGCCTTGCATTTCGGGCAGCCGATCGCCTTCATCATGAGGAACCGGCGCTGACGGTTCGCGCCGGCCTTGACCAGCGCGACCATATCGATGTCCATGTCGACGAGTTCGGTAACCGGCTTCGCGGCATCTGCCTTCTCGATCGTGCTACGCTGCGACATCATGTTCTCCTTCGAGTGGCTTGCGTGTTGCCTCGCCGCCGATACTGTAGGCTCCGATTTCTCCGGCCTTGATTTTCTTCCAGATCGCATCGTCGTTGACGCGGAGCGCGAGCAGCCAGGTGCCCTTCGCAACCTTCACCGCTTCGCGACCCTCGCCGATCGTCAAGTCGCAAGGCGCCAGGTACGTCTCGAGCACGCTCACTTTGTCGGAGCCCAGCGGCTCCCAACTGTGCATAAGATCGATCTGTCCAGACTTCTCCATCCAGCCATGAGCTGCCTTGCGGATTTCCTCGGCGGTGTAGACGTCCTTCTGCGTGTCCGGCTTGATCTCGCCTTCGGCCTTGAGCGTCGGCTCGAGCACGATACCGAGGATATAATGCTCGTCTGACTCGGCCTTCTCGACGCGCTCGATGACGCGCAACCCCTTCTGTGAGATCGCGCGATTGATGGCACGCACACCCTGGTAGACGGACATCGCGCTTTCGACGTCCGCGTGCGAGGCGCTCTTCTCTTGGTCGGACTTCACTCGGCCGACCACTGCCGTCACGCCAGCCTCGAACGGCTTCGTGCGGAACATCGAGAAGTGCTCTGGGTCGTACTGGCGAGCGCGGAACGAAACCTCGGTCTCGTCGATGGCGCTCGAGATGTAGCCCTCGTGGTCCGTGAGCCACTGCACCGCCTGGTCGCGACTGAACTTCTTGCTGTCGAAGATCACCGACTGCACCACCCACTTGCCAGATTCCGCTTCCGGCTTGCGGCCGGTAGCTGGCTTCTCGACTTCCTCGAAGATCGCAGCGCTCTGGTAGTAGGTGGCGTTATCCTGAACCGGACCCGCGAAGATCGAGATCTTGGCGATGCGCGTGCACGGGGTCGACATCTCCGGCGGATCGACTATCGAACCGACGAGCTCGCTGGCGGCCTTCGCCACCTCCTCGAGCAGTGTCAGCGCGTCCGCACCGATAAAGGTGCCCGCGTCTGACTTAAAGATGCCAACTTCGTGCTCCATGACCTACTTCTTCTTGCCGCTCTGAGCCCTCGCGAACATCTCCTTCGGTGGCAGCCGCGGTCCGGCGAGATCGCGATTCCACTTGGTGCCGTCCGACGCCTCCGGGTCGCTCTTCTCGGTATTCTTCTTGGCGATCTCGGACTTCTCCGCCGCCGCCTTCTCCGCGGCCTTCTTGTCGTCGTGCGCCTTCTTCTCCTCAGCGCTCATCTTCTCGTAAGCGGCTTTCTCCTCGGCCTCTTTCTTCTCAGCGTCCGCCTTCTCCTGCGCGGCCTTCGCATCCGCTTCAGCTTTCTCGGAGGCTTCCTTCTCGGAGGCGAGCTCCTCGTCGGACTTCTCCTTGCTCTTCTTGCCATCGCCAGCCGACGCCGCGCTGGAGATCTTCGCGGAGAGATCGGCGACCTTGGCCTCAAGCGCCGCGATGCGTGACTCGACGTCGACCTTCGCGACGACCTGAATCGCCACGAGCTCGTCTCCATTCATCGTCTCGCCGCCCTGATCCTTCACGGCTTCCATGTTGCTCGCGAGGAGCGCCAACGCCTCGGCGTCTGGCGACTTCTCGAGACGCTTCGACTCGGTCTCGCACATCGCGACGAAGTCGGAATACTTGATCGTCCGCAGCGTTGTCTTCGGCATCGTCCTGTTCTCCTCTACGAGTTGGCGGCCCACATGCGGTCCTTCGGCGGAGGCTCGTAGGCCACACCGTCGAGTGCCGCGCGGAGACCTCGGGGAACTTCGTCCAGCGCATGCGCGACGGAGTACCCGCAGTCGTTTCTCAGCGTCCCGAAAATCTCGATGGCGATTGCCATCCTCTTCTTGATGTCGTCCTGCGTTGCGCGGACCACCATCTTGCCCTCGCGTAGCGCGTCGGAACGAAAGGATCTTTTGACGGTTTCAGACAGTGAGCGAGCCACGCGCATCTGCTCGAGCGGGTCTTTCGAAAGCGCGGCAAATGCGCGGGTTGGTTCACTTCGGAAGGGCAAAAAGATCGCCATGTCCTCGACCCTAGAACAGCATGAGCCGAATTGCACACCTCTGACCGAGAATCATGGGAGAACACGTGGAGCACTGATCGTCATGCCGAGCGCGGGAACAACAAGTCGCAGCGCGCCGAGATTCCCCTCAACGCCGTTCCACCCATCGACCCATCCGTCGCCGAACGCGGATCGGAATCGAACGGCTTGAAGATCTGTCCGCATCACGATCATTCCGAGAAGCTGGTCGAGACGCTCCCCTCTGGCGATGTCCTCGTATGTCAACGCTCCGCCTGGGTTCGAAGGCGTTCGTCCAGACCAGACTGCCGTAGCGATGCGCTCGCCATCCGTGTCCATGATGTCAGTTTGTACGATCAAACCCATGCTCCTGCCATCGTCGCGAGGTAGAGTCCAACCTGCCGTGGGCAGGCAGTCCACATCGCCGCGAGAGACTCGTCCTGCGAGCCACTAAAGCGCGCGGCGGCGGCGTCCAGGTACGGAACGCACGCCTCGTCGATGATCCCGTCGGCCGTGTCAATCCACCGGCCTGGCATCGCCTCGAGCCTGAACGTCGTCTTCGCCGCCTTGCCAGGGAGTGCGTCTTGCGCGCGCACCCGTTCCGCCGCGGCGCGCGTCCGTCCGATTCCGTCGATCACCTGCTGTGTGCCGAGCATGATGTCGGCCGCAGTATGCTCGAGTGGGACTGTGATGACGCCGCGCTCCGGGTGATAGTGCGTCCCTCCCTTGCGCGAGATGAACGCAGGCAGCTCGAGGTCGTAGAGAACGGCGAGTAGCTCCGTGCTCGCGTACTGTAACGCCATCGCCCAGATCGCTTTCGACTCGAGGAACGTCACTTCGCGGCCGAGCCCGTCGAGCACCAACTCCTGGATGATTGCGATCTGAGATACGTCGACTGCGCCAGCTCCGGAATCCGCAGCGCCTCGCCGCAGTGCTGCAGCAATCTCGACAGGTGTCAACGGGTTGTCATGCCTCTGCTGCGCGATGCTAATGAAATTCTGCGCCGCGATGACCGCCGCGCTTACTCGGAGATCTACTTGCTCATCGAACGGAATCGCATCATCCCATCCTCCAGAGAGCGCGACGTTTTCGATCATGTGGACCGCCTCTTCTTCGGCTTCAGTCCTGATTCGCTGGCCTTGACTCTCTCGAGATCACCGGCTGCCACTGGAATGCGCACGGTCTTCACGGTCGCCGAGTTCGTCACCTCGACCATCAGGCTCTTGCCAGCCGGCCATGAACGTTGAACCCAAGCACCGCGCACCTCGGATTCCTGGAGCGCCAGCATCTCGTAGTCGATGCGACCTCGCTTCCCGGCTACTGGAACGAGATACTTCTCTGCCGGCGCGAGTGCGACAGGTCGCCCAGCTCCCAACTGTTTGACGGCGCCAAGAGACCGCGTGAGGTGTTCAGCGTCTTCGGGGTGCACCCGAACGAGGGAACGACGGACCTCGCCACCCTGGGTCGTTGAGACATCCAGAAATGGTGCGCCTCCAGGGATCGTGACCAGGCTCCGACTTGTGATCATGCCCTCAGCCTCGAGTCCCGTCGACCAGAGCGCCCGTCGCTCGTATTCAGACAGAGGTGTCGGTTGGTACAAACCGACCGTAGGCGGCACCGTCGGCACAAACGGTGAGCCGGATAGTACGGACTGACCTCTCTTTGGAGCCGCAAACACTTCGACCGGTGTGGTTCCATTTTGGAACAGAGCCGCCTCTTCTGGCGTCCGCGCCTGCATCCCGCCAACCGTGCCGAGCGACCTCGCTTCATAGTTGCGCGGAACCTGTACCATCTGCGTGCGCGGAACCGTCATAGACCTGCACCCGAAGTGGAAAGGTGGGCAACCTATCTTTGCGCTAAGCAACTGACCGCCCATCAGGTCGTATCGAACTTGCCCGCGATCGTCCGCGTTTCCGATCCCGCTTCGCTCGATAGTTGCGATGCGCTTCCCACCTGCACCGAAGAGTTCGTTCCCCTTCTGCCGTACGAATGGCGCCACGCTCCGAACATCTTCTGGATTCTGAATCTGCATCGCTGCGGTCGCGATGCCCATCGCCCCGTCGACTGGAATGCACATTCCATCGAGTGCTCGGCAGCACGTTGTGGTGCGATCGTCAAGCATCGCAACGATCTCGAGCATCTGGATCCCGGCCTCGGTATAGGCCGACAACTCCGAGTAGGTCCGTGCTCGAGTCAGAGCGTTTGAGGCGACAGTGTTGGCGTAGGCTTTCCCCCTCGCACTCCACATGCCCGGAACTTGCTTCATCAGGTCGGCGCCGATCTCGTAGGTGCCAAGCCCCGCGGCCAGCCCGTCCTGCACCACCTTGCGTCCTGCCTCGGTCACGGCGTCCGAACGCTGTCCAAACTCGTCCCGCAGGAACCATCCTTGCTGCACTCCGATCTGTCGGATTGCTGTCTGGTCAGGAGACGTCAGCGATGCACCGATGCGCGGAAGGAAACTCTCGCGGATCTTCTGGCGCGCGCCGTCCGCTACGGTGGTCGCCGTCAGCGTCACCTTCTGTGCGTAGCTGGGAATCACCTTGCTCACGCCGAGTTCTTTCAGCGTCTTGTTGAACGTGTCGAACACCTTCTTGATGTCCGCGCTCGACAACTTCGACCATGACAGGTCGAGTTTCTGCAGTGCCTTCGTGAGCGTCGGTTCAGTGAGTTGCCGATCTGCCCAGGAAAGTTGACCGGACAAAGTGCCGATGATGCGCCGGAACTCCATTGGAGAGCGGACGTTCGCGGCCTTGACCACCGTGCCGCGGAACCCGATCAACTGCCCGCCGGCCGGGCGTTGATCGGAAAGCCGCACCCTTTCTCGATGGACGAACAGATGGGCCCCTGGTTCTCCGACGCGTTCGACGAGCTCCACAGCGCCATTGCTGCACGCCAGGCCGATCGCCTCGAGCCGAGCTCCTTCGATGGTCGTCGACTTGCAGGCGAGACAGTGTTCTCCGTCAATCGTCGCGAACCCAGGTGGGGCAAGGGATAGAGAGTGCTGTCCGGTGGCGAGCAACGCCAGTGCGAGGTCGGGCCCCATCTCGCGCCGCGGCCAGAGAGCGACGTAGCGCGTCGGCGTCGGCGTGGAGTACGCCGCGATCATGCGCTTCTCGATCTGAGCAACTCGCGCGCCGCCTTCTCGGCTTCTTCACGAGTCATGCCGCCGTCGAACTCCATGATCGCAGCACGTTCTTCGAACTCAAATTCCAAGTCCTCTTTAGACCATGTGCTAAATTTGGAGTTCATCTATCGCTCCGGGAGCTTTGGAGGAGGCTTCACACCAGCTGCGGCGAGCGTCTCTGAGATCGGGGTCTTCGGGCGATCTGGTTCTGGCACGACCGCCGCGTGCCCATCGATGATCCGGAACCAGATCCCGCACTTCTTGCAGGTGCCGGCACCGCAGTGGATCGGCGACGTCGTTGGCGCATCTTCCGTTCCGCTCAGATCCGCGGCCGCGAACTGCAACGACCTACAGGCCGGGCAATGAAGGATGAGCACCATGGACCGGTGGCGCATCACCTCGCCGAGCGTTGGCGTTGCGCGTTTGCGCATGCTGTCCACTTCGGCGGGCAGCATCTTGTAGATCCCGTTGTAGAACGGCAGCTTCATGGTTGTCCCTGCCTGCGCCTGTATTCGTCGTGCAGCAAGCGCGTCGAGTAGGCGCGTGTCAGATCGGGGTGTAACAGCGACTTCACGATGACTCGGCCGGTCATCTCCTCGCGCACGATCTCAACGCTGTTCCACGTGCGGTCGAGTATCTGCTGCTTCCGGTCGTACTTCGTTCCTTCGAGACCCATCGCGTTCACCTTCCTGGCAGCATCTGGGACTTGGAACATCACCTTCGCGCCTCATCCCATGGCACTCGCGCGAGCCGCTTGAACTTCGTATCACCAGCCACGGCGTCACGCAACTCGCCCGGATGTGTCGATGAGGCAAACATCACACCGCGGTCCGTTCGCGCCCACGGCACGCCAGCCGCAGACAAGAACGTGGTCGCCGCCTCGGAGCAGAAGAACCGGTCATCCTCCTGCCACGGGTTTCGGATCTTGCGGCGGAGAAGTCGCCATGCAGCGAGACGCGCGAGGAATCCGAGAATGCCGATCCAGTCGTAGCCGAGACCGAGAATCAGCCGCATGGCCGTGAGCCCGCTTGAGAGATCGTAGTCATCGGCCTCGTAGCACTCGATGCGCGTGTACGGCACCGACTCAGCCGCCACGGCGACGCAACCGCGCTCGTCTGCCTGCGGTATCGTCACCCATCCGTCGAGCTCGCGGCTCTCCCAGGCGACGAAGGCGTGGTTGACGTTGCTTCCAGTGAGTTTGCGAATCGCCCATGCGAACGGACCGCGACCGGCCGTGAAGCAGAGCAGGATGCGTAGCCGAGGTACTTCACACACAACGTGCGAACCGTCTGATGGTTCTCTGTGGGTCATGGCGTGTCTCCGTCTGGCGGAGATCCGCCACCGGAGTCGGCTTCAAACCTCTTCGCATACTCGACCGCGAGTGCCTCGGCCTGAGCATCTCCAGTGGTCAACGCTTCGACCATCGCCTCGAGACGCCGCATCTTCGCGAGCATGGCGATCGGCGCGACTTCCTCTGGTGCTCCCTGCGTGTCGCCGCCGAAGACGCCTTGCTGGCCGAGACCGGCAAGTGTGTAGGCGCTTGGCTGCTTCGCCCAATCTTCCTTCTGGACGTCCGCGAGGTCGGTTCCGAGGACACCGGACAACGCGTCTCGTCGTTCGCCTGGGAGTAGGGAGGTGCCGTTGTCCGCAGTCAGCGCCGCGATGATCTCGTCTGGCGTCCTCGTCGGTGGCGTGTTCGACACGAAGCGCAAGAACCGGATTCCGATCTCGGGCATGATGAACTTGTTCACAGCCCAATCGAACTCCTCACGCTCAGGAGCGAACACCTGCTGTTCCGCTTGGTACAAGGCTGCCATAGCTGTAGCCCTATTGAGGTCGGGCGGCGTGTACCCGCGCAGGACGCTCGACAGACGGAAGCTCGATCCGATGCGGTCGCCGTTGCGCTTGTCGTACTCGCCGAACACCTGGTCCATCGGCTGGTCCGCGCGGAACGACTGGTAGGAGATCGTGGACAGCGGCATTCTGTTTGTCGGGTCGATTACCGCCGTCTGCGTGGTCTTCCCCTCGATCACAACGAGTCGGTTCTTCGAGCCAGCTCCGCGCTGTGCATCCCGTATCGCGGACTCGATCTTCTTCGCGTCCTTGTCGACGATCAGCACGCCGGGAGGAATCGTACCGTTTCTGAACCACGCGTAGTTCTGTTCGTCAGCCTCGCGACCGCCGAGCACCTGCAGCAAGTTTCCTTGCCACCTCGGTCCAGGGCAGGGCGTGCGAGCGGAGTGCCGAGAGATCCACCAGAGTTCGTTTGCCTGAACAGCGTCCGGCTCCGCCTTGAACATGCGCTCGAGCGCCTTCTTCGAATCCTTGTCCCCCTCCTCGGTGTAGACCACGCCCGACAGGTTGGAGACGATGCGCGGGTCGCCGATGCTGCGGAAGTAGCGCCATTCGCCGTTGACGTTCTGCACGTAGCGACGGAAGCGCCGCGTGATAGTGATCTCGCTGCCCTTGGAAAGCGGAGTAACCTTGTCGAGCTCCGTCACCTTGACGTTGTCCTCGCCGGTGTCGACGATCGGCCGCACCGTGTATGCGGGCACGTAGCAGAGACGCCGAGGGAAGCCGGAGCCGTCCCGCAGAATCTCGATGCAGCCCCATCCGTGCGACTCGCGATCCTCGCGCACCTTCTTCCGCAGCATGACGAACGACGAGTCGCTGACGCAACTGCGGAACCACGCGTCGAACAAATAGCGTTCGCGCCGAATGTCTGTGTCTAGTGCGTCGCGCGCCGCGTTCACCTCTTCTTCGGTGACTTCCGCGGGTTGCGTCTCTTCCGCGTTCTCATTCGTTCTCTGCGCTTCGGTCGTCGCGTCACGAGCTGTCAGCCATGCCTCGATCTCGAGCGCCGCACGGATCGCTGTCTTCGCTTCCTCGCTGTCTAGGTTCTCCATCCATGGCTCGACCACGTCTGCGTAGTGGCCGAACCCATCGATGTTCTGGCAGTACGCTTCGATGCACGGCTGCAAATGCGGAGTCATCTCGACGAACGATAGCATCGATTCCGGGTCGTATGGAGCGTCGACCGCTTGGCACTTCTGCCATGCTATCGATTCCTCCGAGATTGCGGAAAGCGCCTGCTGGTCCGAGATGTTGATGCCCACCTTGGCGCGCGCCTTGGCGAGAAGAACGCGGAGCGTGATGTCCGGCCGATCCTTGTCCTCCTTGGCCTTGGTGATCTGGTCGGCGCGCTGCTCCTCGCGTGCGGTGGGGAGCTCATCCTGGTCTTCGTGATCCTGTGTCACTGGTTCACCCCGGCGACGTTGAGCCGCGTCGTGACGCCCTTGACGCCGAGCACCGTACAGTTGAACCGCACGTAGTTGTACTGCGCTGGGATCGCCGCCTGCTGGTCTGCCGCCGCGAGGTTGGCGATCAGCGTCCAGTTCTGCCCGGCCACCGAACCCTCGATTCGCCCGACGAACGTGAGTAGCGCGTCGCCGATGAAGTCGAACCCCTTGTTGATGCACTGGCTCAGATCGATCGCCTCGCTGACGCCGACGAACACCTCGCCGTCGTGCGCTGCGATCGGAACCTCGCGTCTTTCGATTGTCGCCACGGCATCCTCCTATTGATTGAGCCCGGCGACGATCAACTTGGTCGTCGCACCCTTGGCGCCCGCGACTGTGCAGTTCGTGCGGACGTAGTTGTAGTGCGCAGCGATGGCGCCCTGCCCGCTGGCAGCGAGTGCAGCGATCGCGGTCCAGACCTGGCCCGTCACGCTGGCCTCGAGATTCGCTGTGAAGCCGGCGCCGCCGTCGCGGATGTAGTCGTATCCCTTCTGGATGCACTGCGAGAGGTCGACCCGCGCGCCGGCCGCCACGTCGCAGACCATGGGCATCAGATTCTCGACGAACGGGACTACCAGTTTCTCATGGGTCGCCATCTTCGCTCCTCTATGCCTCGGGCGCCGGTGGCGCCGTCAGCTTCTCGATCCATCCGTTCAGGAACCCGCGCTGCTCGTCGGTGAGCTCCGGTCGCTTCGCGTCGAACTGCAACTTCTGGATCGCGGAGTCGCGATCGGCGCACGGCGGCATGATGCGGATCTTGTTCATGTACGCATCGACGCTCAACTGCCGCATCAGGCGATCCACGTCGTTCTCCTTGACGCCGCCGTTGCGCGTGACGCAGCGGCAGACGATCGGGACAAGCTTCTCGAGTCCACCTTCTGTGCGCCGCGTGTAGCCGTTGATCCCGCGGCCGTAGCACCGCTTGCAGTTCTTCTTCGCCTTGCTCAAGTCGACGTCGGTCGCGAGGCGGTATCGCTTCTTGTCCTGGAGATCAATATCGTTCCCGGCCTGCGGCGCGGAGGAAAGATCGACGGTTTTTTGTCCCTCTGCTGGCGCCTCGGCCGGTTTCTGCTCGTCGTTCATCGCTCACTGTCCTTTCCCTTGTCTTCGTCGTCCAACTTCCCGTCGGAGACGTAGCCCGATAGCACCGCGGCTTTGCCTGCCCACCACGCGCGGAAGCACGCGCGGCAGTCGTGTCGATATAGCGGATGGTCGCAAAGCGACGGCGCCTTATTGGCGCGCGGCCCGTTGCCCTTGGGTATGAGGTTTGCCGATGAGCGGAGGACTCCCAGCGGGACGATCCCATGAACCACCGGGAAGTCAGGATCGCGCACAACAACCGGGACGTAGCAGCCCGCCAGATCGTCGTCGTGCTCGACGCCTTCGATAATACGTCCGAGCGCCTCGACGTCAACCTCGAGCTCCGTGCCGCCAGGCACCATCAGCGACATGCAGCCCAGCGCGTCAGCCACCGGGTCGTCGTCGCAGAGCACGTTGATCTGTTTGACGAACGTGACCCAGGACATGCCGGACAGCTCCTCGAGAAGCGGATGCGCGTGCATCTCCACGTTGATTTCACCATCTTCTGTCTTGACCTGCACGTGCCGCGCTCCCGTCGTCAGATCAACAAGGGTTCGTTCGGACATGTTCTCTCCATCGCATTATAGGCGCGATGGCCGCGTGAGTCACACGATCTCAACCGTGTCGAGTTCCGGCAATGTGCATTTTGAGCAAAGTCTCTCTGTCGGGGCGGCCGGATTTGAACCGGCGACTTCGGGCGCCCAAGGCACGCGTTCTTCCTGGCTGAACTACGCCCCGAAAGCCTGCCCACGATCCGTCGTCGTGCGGCCCTGGTGCGTTGCCTTGTCCCTCCGATGGCTGTATCGCCTCGGCGCAATCCGCGCCGGGAGGCGCCCATCGGCCAGTGAGAGGTCGCCGTGGGAAGAACCAACGCATGAGCAACGCGATGATGCCGACACCGATGGCGATGCCGACGACGCTGCACACGACGATGATCCCGGCGACTTTTGTGGTTTCGAGCATCACCGATCGGCCGCCTTGAAGTAGGCGTTCCATGCCGCCATGATCGCCGTCGTCATCCTGCCGATGTCGCCGATGTCCTCTTCTACCGCGTGGTTCGCGTCGGCCATCGTGGTGAACAACCGACCGCCGCGGAGCATCTGCGTGGTGCCGTCGTTGTAGGCCACTATGATTCGCGGCTCTTCGTTCTCCTTGCACCCGCAGGCAGATGCGACGGCGTCCGCCATGGCCTCAAACGGGATGTTCTGCACGCAGAGCACGAGGCACGGCTCGAATTCCACCGGGGTTGCCTCACCGATCCGCACGTGTGCGTTGCGGTAGGCCACGAGCTTGTCGCCCATCTGCAACTTCGCCGCCTGCTCTCGCGTGATCATCGGTTCTCCTCCTTGGGTTCGTTCCACGTGAGCGCCTCCACTGCCGTCTTGAGTCGCTTGGCAAGATCGGAGGTAGAATTCTCGTGTCCGCCTCTCGTGATCATCTTCTCGAGCTGCTTGCGGATCTTGTCGACGCGCGCCAGTTCCGATCTGCCATCGCGGATGCCGCGGATCCATGCGTTCGCCTTGTTCACGCCGGCCCGGTTGCGCTGCACCTCGAGCGTCTCGCCTGCGTACTCCACTCGGTACATGTCCAGGACAGCGATGTCCGTCTCGGTGCCAGGAACCGGGATCTGCTTTGACGTCTTTGTCCAGATGCCGGCCCGTGGGCGCTTCACCTTGGGCTTCGCGCCAGCAGTCGCTTCATCATTACCGCCGAGAGTCTTATTTGCCTTCGTCATCTCTCCACCTTTCCCTTCTTTGCCTTCTAGTCCACGTCGTCGATGAAGTGGTAGTTCTCGCGACCTGGCTTTCCTATTCTGTTCACGTTGACGATCGTCGTCCTTTGCTTGCCTCCATCCCATTCTATTTTTGCGAACGGACTCGCCTTGATGTTCAAGATCGTACCCTGCCGCTTCGGCGCGCGTATGTCGTTCGACGCGATGCGCAGACCAACAAAACGTCGTTCCCTGCGATTGGTTGGTGGACTCCCGGATTCGAGAATCACATCCAACATCTCGCCGAGCCATGAACGCATGTAGTCGATGTGAGATCGGATGACCGTTCGCGCGGCATCATCAGAATGGAAGCAATAATCCGCGCGGACACGCATCGTCGTTCCCGTGTCCTTCCACGCAATGTCAATGCTGTTGTCCGGCGGGTTCTCTCCTTCGCTTCCGTGCATACGAAGCACAAGAGCTGGCACGATCTCGAACGGGATTTTGCACAGCGTGTACGGGGTTTCCTGAATTTCGCCCGATCGCAGGCAGAAGATCGTATCGCCTGTCTTCAACTTCGCCATCGCTTTGAACGTGATCACCTCGGCACCTCCTCGATGAACCGGTACCCGCGAGTGCGGGTCTTCCCGTCGTCGAAGACCATGCTTCGCTTGATGCGCGTGATGGTTCCTCCTGCCCATTTTACGATGACGTGTGAATCACCACCGTTCTGAGTCGAGGACGGTCCGCCGATGCCGACGATCGTTCCGACTCGCTTCCAGCCGCGGTTGTCGTTGTCTTGGATCTTCCGACCGATGAGGTTATCCATTTCAAACTCGCCTTTCCCGGAGCAGAGCTCCGTCAGATCTTGTACCTCTTTTTCGGGACCGTGTCTTGTGTTTTCGCAGCCTGGTATTGCGCCAACACCACGCGGGCTTTGGCGACTGCCATCTGCCAGGCGTCGACGAGGTCGTCGTGCTTCCCGAGTGGAAAGTCGATCAACTCGCTGGGCAGTGATCCCCGGTTCGGAGACCATGCATCATCATCCGGGTTGAGGTGGTGCGAAAAGATCACCTGCCCTCCTTGGAGCATCGGCGTGACCTCCATGAGTCGCAGCGACTTCGACACTCTAGGCCGGATGATCTCGATGTGCCCGGCCATCTCGGGATGTGCCTCGATCGTCCATTCGGCGAGCGTAGACAACCCTGCCTTCTCGACAACCACGCGGAACGGGCGATAGTGCCGCCACTCCTTGAAGACACGTTCGGCTTGATCCTTCACCGTGAGGCGATCGTGCCAGGCATCGATGACGTAGATCTTCTGCGACAAGGGATCGGCAGCGACAACGCACCCGGCGGTGTAGTCCTGATTCTTCCCACCGGTAGGCGCATCCGCCGTGTCGTACGCCGTGATGTAGATCAATTCGTCGCCGTGCGCGATGAACTCGGGGTTGTTTGCCAGGCGTTCGTATTTCAGCCAGGTCGACCGGATCATCGCCGAGTCCACGTCGACAGCCTGGTTCCGGAACGCACGGTTGAATTCCACGCTGTCGTTGATCTCGCGGTAGCGTTTCAGGAGTTCCTCAGTGCTCCATTTCTCAGGCCACAGGGATCCGAATTGCTCGTCGACCGCATAGAACAACACCTTGTATGCCGGGTTGGCCATGAGCAGATGTGAGAGATCCGAGTTGTGCGTCGTCACCCCAGCCACGTCGAAATAACCGGTTGATGTTGCCACATCAACGACATCACCGGACCATTCTTTCTTCGTGATCTTCTTGACGCGCATCCACTGCGCGTTATCTCGCAACACGACGTCGTGCGGGGTTCGACGCTGCCGACGCTGCCACGGAATTATCTCGGCACCGATTGTGGTCAACACCTCGTCGGAACACCGCACATCGTAGAAATCTTGAGCACCCTCGCGCGGACTTCTGTATACGCTTGCCGGCACGCCATAGACGGATGGGATGATGCGCTGCAAGGTGTAGGCGAGATGCGGTGATGTGGTAGAGAAGCGAGCGGCGCGCGCGGACAGCTTGACGCTGTGCGATCCGTCGCCGTTCCAGTAACCGAGCATCCACGCATCGATCAAGGGACGTGGGAGATCGATAAACCACGACGGCAGACGGATGTTTTCGGCGAGCTTCCCGAACGTCGCCACGCACCAATCAGAAAATGCGCGGCAGGAAAACTGCACAGATGTGCCATGCGGGATTGGGTGTATCGCGGCGCGGACACCGAGTGTATTGCGCGCGCATATCGCGGCATCATCTGCAAAGCGTCGCTCTTCAGCATTGTGCCCAAACGACAAGCGTACGGCGTGATTGTCGGCGTTGATGTCACCTTCAGCGCAGTAGTAGCCACACAAGCGCCAGAACTCGATGTCAGCACCAGGTGCGCGCTTCAATTTGAAACCTAGTACCCCTGGTCGCAGTCCATGACGCCGCACCAATCCGCTGGTCCACGACTTCCCGCTGTAGCCAGCTAACTTCGCGATCGTCTCATAGGAGATGCCCTCGTCGATGAGCGCCTGGACCCATTCGAGAATGCCTTCACGTCGCGGCCTTTGTCGCGGTGATGTGGGACGCGCAGCACGGACCGGATCGGGCTGCGGCCCGATTGTCAGCGCCTCCCTGTCGGTCATAGTATGTGGATCGTCGAGGTTCAGCCGCAGCCAGTCACCGACTCGCAGATCTCCTGCCGCAATGTCCCCGCGCTGCGTCGGCCAGCGGTGTTCCGGTGTGCAGCGCAATGGATCTGTCATGCCGCCGACGCGCATCGAAACGAGTTTGCCGATGTACTGTCGACGCGTTACAGCGTGAGAGCACTCCCACAAGTTTGAGCCGGTCCGCAGTCGAGTGCTGAGCGTAACGGCGCCAGCCTTGATGATGCCGTTCGCAGTCATTACAGGCGCGTCGACAGGCAAGCACTTGTGCCAGAGCGTGCAGATGTACCAGATCCGCCCGCCGGGCTCGAGGAGGTTGGTCCAGTCCGACTTCCACGCCTGCTTGATACCCTCGCGCATCGCTGGCATCTCGAGTGCGTTGCGTCGGTCGACAACGTCGTCCGCGATGAGTAGGTCAGCGCGTCCACCGGTAGCCGTTGACCCGATGCCCAACGCCTCTACGCTCGCGTCGCGATGCATGGCGTTGCGCCTCACTACTATCTGATGCTTCGACCATGACCCTCGTTCGGCCGGTTCTAGGTTTGGGAACACCTCTCGCACTCGAGGATTCTGTTCGATGTGCTGAACGATTTCGAATAGCCTCTCCTTCGCCTTGCCGTCGCTTGCGCAGACGATCTTGATCCGCAGATCTGGGTTGCGTCCGAGTTCCCAGATCGCCCGGCCGACCACCTGCGTCGTCTTCCCGGTGTCTCGGCAGCAGATGATCAACAACCTGTCGTGCCGATCCATCCCGTCCGCCCACTCGTCATGAAACCATTGTTGCGAGAATCCTCGGCCGGAATCGTCCACGAACACGTACTCCATGAACGCGCCAAAGTCAGTTCGTGCCAACCGTACGTGCGCTGCGTGCAACGCGTCGAGCCGATCCCGCGCCTCCATCACTGCCGAGATCGAATCGGCCGGGTGGTCCGGCATCACAACTGGACCGACCCGCGGCAGACGCCTCACTGGGGGACGGTAGCGTTCGTGAAAACGCTCAACGACATGACCTGTCGACGCTTCATTCATTCGGAGTTGTCCGTGTTAAACACATGGAACATTCGGCGTCTATCAACCTCGGTGTCTCGAAATTGGCGGCTGGTACCTCAAAAAACGGTTCACCTATACCGCTTTGCCGAATTTTATTCACTTGTCCTCCTCACTCGAACGCTTTCAGGTCGTGCTTGATGAGGTGAGGATGATTGCCGAGAACCTCTCTGGCTTTCGTGAGAAAATAGCGCCAGTCCATGGTTCCCTGCAGTCGATGGTTGTTCAACTTTCCGACCTTGATAAAATCAGCGTGCGGCTTGACTGCCGAGATCGCAGCAAGCGCCTCATCGATGTCGACTACTGGCTCGATACTGACCCATGTCTTAATCCCGAGATCGTGCGCCTCCTTGAGCGCGCGAAAACGTTCTTCGATTGTAGGTGCGCCAGGCTCCCACTCTTCTCGAAGTTTTTCAGACAGGAAAATTAGAGTAGTTCCGAGTTTCCAGTCGTTTCGTTTTAGAATCGCAGCGCTGGCATCGAGCGCGAGGCGAGGATTTTTTGTGAGCACTTGGACGCGATGTCGGCACTGTTCGGCGATCGGCAGAATCTGCTTCATGATGTCCGCGCTCTGCTGATTCATGTACGGGTCCGAGGCGAAGCTGAATAGGATTTCTCGCGGGTCGTTGATTAACTTCGCTGCGTCCTTGCGATATTTCGAAACGACATCCGCCTTGAAGCGAGGCTCATTCCATTTGTTCGGGTCGACCCGAAAGGCACCCGGCCCATAGCAATAACGGCAGTTGTGTGTGCAACCGACAGCGAGGTTGCAGGCGAGCGGTGAATACTCTAGAGCTCGACCCTTTGGTTCGTAAATCATCATCTGGTTTTCCTCCTTGTTGGCTTTTTCTAACCTTCATAAAACTATATCACGAACCAACAAGGTTGTCGACCGTTTTATTCGTTATCATCTCTGGTTTATCCTGAGGCCTAAGTACCTTGTAGGCACTCCTCCACCAAAAGCCGAGCGCTCTGACTCGGCGGCGTACTCGACTTCGAACTTGTCGAGCATCCCAGCCAGAATCTCCCCAATGTGCTCGGCTGCAAGCCATCTTCGGAAGGTGACCGGCACCTCGAAATCGATGCCGAGTGCCTTGATAGTTTCAACCTGAGGTCCGCCTGGTCCTTTGTCTCCAAACGTCAAGAAAATCGTTGTCGGCTTGCGAATGAATTTCAACGCTGCTGCAAGATGTCTAAACGGGCTTCCATAGGTGTCGATGTCGATGACGTCGAAGCGTGCACCGTTCCCTCTTTGCAAAAACTTCAAAGAGTCCGCGTTCAACGTTCCTGGAATCTTCTTCATGTCCAAGCCGAGATACTCGATCTCGAAATCCTTCCGGAGTGCCTTCCAGATCTTCTGCTGCCCAGCGCAACAATCGAGCACGGACGGCTTCGTGTCCTTGTGATACGCCTCAAGGAGGTGTCGGCGGAGGGCGACCTTCGAATCAAAATTTCCATTGTCTGTTTTCTTTGGTCGCTTGCCCTTTATCATGACTTACCACATTCCGTCGTCGTGTACATCACAATGCCGTTGACTCTTCCGACCTCTTCCATCTGCACCTGGATCTCATTGTACCGAGCCTGCTCGATACCGACGAGCACCCAGACTCGTTCGACCTTTCGAATATCAATCTCCTTGATGTAGATGTCTCTGGTGTTGCTGCCGGCCAGCTCCTCGATCACTTTGTCTTCGAATCCGATGGCGAGGAAGTTCTCTTCTTGGCCGAACTCCTCGATCAAACTATTCAGAGCTGACTCGTCCCACTCGGCAACGACTTCGGACGTTCTGTTGTCCGAGATGTTGAACCCAATTGCTCGAGCTCTGTCATCATCCACCCATACGACAGGGATCTGTTTGCCTCCAAGCTGCTTCACAGCTAGATATGTTTGATGTCCAGCCTCGATCATCTTGTCCATCCTATTCACGACGATGGGTTTGCGGATCCCGTATTCTAGGATGCTGGTGATGAGCGGCTGCAGGCTGATCGTCGTTCTCGGATTCCGAGGATCTTGCAGCACATCTCCGATGTCGATGAGTAGTTGTTCGAGATCTTTCGCGACATATACACCGCCTCCGACACCCACTCCACCGAGCATTTCGCGTATCTTCTTCTTCATTTTGCGACCTCCAGCCTTGTCATCATCTTCACTTTCCACCCGCGTCAGGTTCATGCGCCTTGATCGCTGGCCTATTCCGCAACGCGCGTTCCGGCTTCTCCCCGGTCTGCGCATATGCCAGCATCTCGTCTACCGTCCACCCATCCCACTTGTCCGGACCGCGCACCTCCACCGTCGCGTCGGCCACACCCAGCGTGCGCTCGATGACCCGCTGCGTCGTTTCGAGTTGCTTGGCGAGCTGATTCGCGTCGAGCTCGGCCGGGTCGAGGTTCTGCACCCGCTTGGCGACTCTGAGCAGGAACGCCCTGGCCGCGGTCTGCACGTCACGCCTCGCCTTCACGAGCGAGTAGTCCTCAGCCATCTGGGAGTTGCGCTGAACCTGCTCCCAGCGTTCCCGCAGCGGCCGAAGGTGACGTGATGGATCACCTTTTTCTATGTAACGCTTTGAAGTTACAGCGTTGATCTTGCATACCCGCGCTACATGAGCCACCGTCTGACGGACGCAAAATGCCTCGTACATCGCGTTGTACGTTTCGATCGACAGGATCGACGTTGTAGGGCCACCTTTGCCGCGGTTCCTCTTGCTCTTTGACTTTGGTGCCGATTGTTCGGTGGTAGTCATTCATCCACTTCCTTGTTTGTTTGGAGCGCCGTGGTCGGACTTGAACCGCCCTCTCCTGACTGGAAGTCAGGCGCATCGACCGCGATGCTAACGGCGCGTTTGGGATACGGTTTTGACAATGTGAGAATACGCTCTCTCATTTTAGAGTCGAGCGGCATGATGTATTTATGCTTCCAAAGTATTTTTGTGTTTTCAAATCCAAGCAATTTCCCAAACTTGGCTGATACGGATCTTTTGTGTACCTGTTTACCTCCAATTATTTTTGCACGTTGAGGATTGCTTGTCCCAACGTAAATACAGTTCATGGCCTGATAGATGCCACCATGGTGTCCATGATCAGGATCAGCATATGAAATAACCAATTTTATTCCAGGTGATTTCCTTTTTAGAAATTTGAGTGACAAAGATGCGATTCGTGATACTGTTGATATGTGCTCTGTGAGTGCTATCCGAGTAAGTTCACAACATTCTAGTTGCGTGAGCCCATATGGATTCCCAATATGGTTATTGGCACCGCGGGAAAAGATAACAACACCTATAAATTTTTCTGATTCCCATGCTCCAACATAGATTGCTTTCCCGGGTGGCATGCTCTTTGAGTAGTGCCAATGCATCACGGCATATTTTGCCGCCTCATAGCTGCACCAATCCAACCGGAGCACCGGCCTTTCAAACTGTAAATCCATGTCCACACTTAGGGCATGTTATTAGAGCCTTCTGATCGAGACATCCCTGCTCATCTTTGCTGACCGGCTGGAAATCTGGTGTTGACAATTCCTTCAACAGTTCGTCGAGGTCATCACCGTCAAACCCGGTGCCTTCCAACGTGCCGGTCTGCTCCGTTAGTTCTTTGAGTAATTCCATGAGGGCCGCGTCATCATCGTGCCCGAGACGTGTCGTTCGATTGTCCACGAGCATGATCCGCTTCGCCGCAACGTCATCGACGTCCACGACGATCGCTGGGATCTTTTCGAGTCCGCACTCCTTCGCCGCCAACCATCGGTGTTTTCCCGCAATGATCAACCCCGTCGACTTCTGCACCACCACCGCGCCGTAGAATTGATTCGCGTGGATGCTCTCAACCACCGCGCCGACGTCGCCCTGGTTGACGTTGCGCGGATGAGGCTTCACAGCGTTGACTTCCAGCAAGATGTATTCTTGATCCACGACGCCTATCGGTTTTCCTTCCGCCTTCTTCGCTCGCATCACAACTCCTTCTCGACTTCCTTCGTTCGAACGACAGGCGCGCGTCTCTGCGCCGGCCCCATCGTAATCCACTCCCATTCCCGGCGCCGTTTCGCCGACTCGAGATCGAAGCGAGCCCCGTACATCCCGATCCCAGCCGACTCAATTGTCAACGCGCATCGGCGGCAGACGGCCTTCAGGTGGACGAAGCCTACCTCGGTGCCCTCGGCGTCCGTGACATCCGTTACCGTCATGCCGAAGTAGCAACGTGGGCAGTCCGTGTCCGTTTCCTCGATCGTCATGCAGGACCCACACCAGTACCCCCATTGATCGTCTCCGGCACCGGGATCAGTCTCTGGCTTGTACCAGCGCACGAGATCGAGCGCCTCGAGTCCGCAACCAGGACACTTGCCGAGCACCTCTCCTTGCGCCGTCGCGTCCGCTACTGCATCTGCCCATAGCTGGGTCGGTTTGTACAATTTGCACAGGCCGTGCCACCTGTTCGTCTTCGGCTTGCGCGAGGATGAAGCCTCTCCACGAGGAACGACATGGAGTACTCCGACGTTTTTCGAGAGTTCCACCAGCCATCTCTTCGCGTTCTCCATGTCTCGTCGTGACGGGTTGTCGCTGCCGGACCAGACTCGAGAGGCGATCTGAACGTCGTACGGAGCTTCTCCCGACCGCGTCAGCATCGCCATCGCGCACACCTGCGCTTCCGTCATGCCGAAGTAGCGCGGGTGCAAGCCCATTTACGGCAACCGCCCTTGCGCAAAGGAGATCGCCGCGTAACGGCCGAGGAGCGCCGCGTCGACTTCATGTTCGTTGAGCTTCTCGGTGGGCCAGAGTGCCGCGGCCTTCGCCTTCCCAACCTTCTTCACGAGCTCGCGCTTCATGCGCCCGCCGAGCTCGCTGCCTTGCCATGTGCCGGGTGGTATGCGTCTCAGCGATAGGCCGGTTGCTGCCGCCCACGCTTCGATCCACATTCCTGCGGCGAGTGCCGTGGCAAGGTTTGAACGCGGGTTGATCGGCTTGCCGCCTTTGAAGAGCGCGACGTATTGGTCTTCGATGACGCCGGCGAGGTCGTTCGTGATCAAGATGCCGGTGCGCTGCCGAACGATGTCGAGTGCTCGCTCGATGAGCTGGTGTGCGCTGCGATAGATCGGCACGCCGTCCTCGAGCTTCCAGAGCACATGCTTCTCGTGGAAGAGCAGAACCGGCCGCAGTTCAACCGAAAGCACGACGACTGCTGACGTTTGACCTGGATCGATGGCGATGACGAACTGCGGTTTTTCTCGCTTGATTGGGATTCCGTCGTTGCCGACCATGCCCGAGCGTTATCATATCGGCGGTCAGTTGCTCAAGCAGAATCGTTCACTTTGTGCGTTTTATGTTTGACGTTTCGGTTTCTCGGGCTTTCTCTGCGCCCTCACTTCGAATGTCTTCGGCTCGCCACATGCCTTGCAGGTAATGATGTAGCTTCCGGTTTTTCCAGAAACGGCACGCGCCCTCCCCGGATCGAGCTCGTCACCGCAACAGAAGCACCCGATCTTGCACGCAGCGAGGATCGATTCGTACGTTGGCAGATTCATCTTTTGAAATTCCGTTCTGCGGTTCCTCTCGCATCACCAAAGTTCCTTCCACGATTCGAACCGCTGTTCTTCGCCGTGTAACAGCTCCAAGGCGTGTTCTTCTATCTGGCGCACGCGTTCTCGTGTGATGTTCATGATGTCGCTGACTTCCGATAGTGACATGCCACCTCGGGCCGCGAGATCGAGAGCGCACGACTCGCCCATCTCCTCCGGTGGCTGGCTCGGACGCGCGATGATGAGGCTACCGGATTTCGCAACGTCGCTCCACAGGTGGTGTTTGCAGCCGATGAACGGGCACGGGCGCAGTCCTGCCATGCATTCCGCTCGCGTGCGTGGGCGCCAGGTAACGGGCGGATCCTCCCATCGATGGCGACGATTTTCCTCCGCCATCTCATGTGTTGAGAGTGTCCGCCGGACCTCTTCGGTGCCATCGGTTCAGGCCGGCGAATCGACGTACGCGATCCGGTACTCGAAGCGCGTACCGTTCCTCCTCATCTGTAGGCCCGGCACATTGTATGGCTGTCGTGTTCGTTGATCCCGAAACAGCTCACAGATCGTCGTGTTGACGCTCGATGAAACGTTGCGCTGAATCTCGTTCTTGATGACCTCGAAGGCTCCTGCCGGTGTCAGCCAGTGCGGCGAACGCGCGCGCAGAGCGTCGATGCAATTTGCGAAGTGCGTCCCGTCTCGGATCTCCCTTTTACCGTTTCCGATGTCGACGGGCTTGCCGTGATCCGCCTCCTCGGCATCGTCATCGGAGAGTCCTGCCTTCGACATCTGTGGATGCTTGGCGGCTGCAATGCGGAGAGCTCCATGCGGGTCATGCCTCTCCGATTCCTCGCCTTCGGCGTCGACTTCACATTGCTCTTCACGCTGCTTGCGCCGCGACGCCGCCTGTGCCAGGGCCGACAGGTTGGCGACCTTGGCCTGTACGGCGTCGCACGTCTCGTCATCCACGTACGCGGCGTATGCGTCCGTCTCCGGCTCTTCCGTAGCGGGTTGGTCCGGCTTAGGCGATGGTGATGGGAAGTCATCGGCATGAAGCTCGCGAGGTTCTTGCCTCAACAGCGCCTCGTGGATCGAGGCGATCATCTCGGCGCGTCCGAGCGCCTCCTCGCGTTCCCGCTCCGCCTTCTCCGCTGCGAGGATCGCCCGGGCGTGTTCCGCAACCAACCACTTGATTTTCTCTTCAACGGTCATGGTGTCCCTCCGTCAACGTCCGTTTCTATTCCGACTTCGTCGGCAACTGCATGATCAACTGGTGCCGCCTTCTCGATTTTGCACTCCGTCTCGAACTCATTCGACCATGAACGTACCAGCGCCCCGAGTATCACCGCAGTGGTTCCAACGCAGAGAGTTGAGATGCCGAGCCCAAGATCCCAACGTTTCGCCTCATCGGGTGTTGCGTCCTTCGGGATCAACGTTGCGATCCCACCTGCTCCGCCGAGCCCGGCCAACCCGAGATCGATCGCCGAAACCATATCACGACGATCGAGAAGATCCTGGCAACGCACGGCCGCAAGTTCGTCTGGGAGAGGCATCAATCCTCCGCTGAATTCTCGTTCCGCATCCTCGTAATCCGAGGCGGTGAGTTGCGAATGTGACCCGGAAATGGGCCATGCTACCGGACGAGGAGTGCATCCGATTGGACCGAACAGAAGTGAGGAGATGAGAACCACCGCAAAGATCTCGGCGGCGATGGATGGTTTCTTCACGGGTTCACCTCAGTGGCGATGCCGGCTTCGGCGTTGATCTCCGCAGCACACTCGCCGCATGTGAACACCACATCGCTCCGCACATCCTCGAGTTCACTGTCCATGCTCTCGTAACCCTTGCCTTCGCACCACTGAATCGTTTGATGTTCGATGACGATCCGGTACTCAAAATGTTTATTTTGGTTTCCACATTTCGAACAGGTAAGAATCTTCGAGTAGTCATGAACCACATCGAAAACGATTCCACGGCGCACAGTGTCCTTTTCCGCAGCGCGCCCGACGTACTCACCGAATTCCTTTTGCAGCTTATCGGCCGTCTCCGCCGGGAACATGGACGGATAAAACTGCTTTCCGTCCCTGTCGACCGGAACCGACTCACGGATGGCTTCGAGCATGAGCATGGCGGAACGTGCGAACCGCTCCAACTGTTTCAGAGCGTTCCGCAGTCCAGATGCCTCGAGCATCGCTTCCTGACGCCGCTTCCTCTCTTTGGCGAAAGCGTTCTCGATGATTTGGATGGCGTCGTCGGCCATCCGGTTGATCCGATCCTTGCGCGCCGCATCACTCTTCGCCTTCACGGCCTCGCGCTCAGCGTAGTGCTGCGCTTCGAGCGCCTTCGCGGTCTCCTCGGCACATTTCCTGGTCGCCTCCTTGACCTGCGTGACGAGCTCCTTCGCGCGGTCGAGCACGCCGATATAACCGTTCGTGGCGGAGCGCTCGTCGTCCTCGAACAGCACGTCGGTGATGTCGGCGAGGAGTCCCGCGTTCTCATTGCTCTTCTGCTCCGCTTCTGCCAACGCCTTCTCGATCATCATCACCCGATCGGCGAGCTTGTCCGCGCGGTTCTCCGATGCTTCGCGCGCCTTCCGTGCGGCCTGCACCTGCTCTTGGCTGGCGAGTCCAACCGCCTCGCCGAGCGTGGCCTTGCTGTCCGTCTTCTTCCCTTTTTCGTTTGCCATATTGTCCCCTTTCAGTTCTGTGCTGCGAAGCGCGCCGCGGCGCGTCCGATCTCCATCGCCCAATACAAGGTCGCCTTGTCGAATGACAACCCACCCATCGTGTTGCCGTCGAGGTCCGTGAACGTCCAGATTCCCAGACGTGTCGTGCTACTTCGCGCTCGCTCGGCACAAACACCAACCGCGGAATTGAGCACTCCTTCGCGCAGAGCGCGCACACGGGTCACTCGCAAAAAAGAATTGAGTGACATCTTCCTACCAGTTCTGCTGACGCTTCGGCTTCGTGCTCTGGCTCGGCTTGTCGCCTTGCCCGTCTCCGGGATCGACTCCGTCGTCAGATCCACCACCACTGCCACTGTCGTCGCCGGTTCCATTCGCGACACCGGGGCCGCCTAGGAACTTCACCTTGTAGGCGTTGATCTCGGTGATGTACCTCCGCTGCCCGGTCTTCTCGTCGTCCCAGGAGCGCGTCTGGATCTTGCCCTCGATGTACACCTGACGGCCCTTTGCCAGAAACTTGGCGACGTTTTCAGCCTGCTTGCCCCAGACGACGATGTTGTGCCACTCGGTCTTCTCTTGAGCGACGCCGGCCTTGTCGAACTTCTCCGTCGTCGCCAGCGAGAATCGACACTTCGCTGTGCCGCTGGCGGTGTAGGCGAGTTCTGGATCTTTACCCAGATTGCCGATCAAAACGCATAAATTGACGCTTGAAGACATGATCGCACCTCCTTCGACGCGAACGCGCCGATCCTTGTCGTTATCAGACGGCTTCTGCTCGAAGCCGCGCTTCGCACACCGCGCGCGCGATAGCAAACTCGAAACGCTCCTGCGCCGAGCCCACTCGCTCTTCCGCGATGAGCACAAGACCCTCGAGCACAGCGGAAGCCACGGCAATGTCCTCGCCGCTCTGCTGCGCCTCTCGAAGCCTTGCACGCGCTACGGCAGGAAGCCCGTCGACCATCGCCTCGAAGGCGAGGACGAGCGCCGCCTGTCCGCGGGTGCGCTGTCTGGTGCTGACCATGTGCATGATCTCTCCCATCTGGCACCAGCATAACGCTTGTCCGCGCCGCTGTCATCTTTTTTTCTCTTCGATTGAAAATAAAAAAGGGGACACCGCGTGGTCGGACACGGTGCCCCCTCCGGGGACAACTGCCGGCGCGGGCGCGCCGATGGCAGATGCGATTCCCTTCATAGCAGTGATCGTCCCACGCTGCAAGCCGATTTCGTCTGCTGTAGGTAAGCCGAAAACGAGATCGCGCAACCGTCCTACTGAACATGCGATTTCCACAACCATGCCGAACGACTCGTGACCGACCTCCATCCATCCGGTGTCAGAGCACATCGGACAGAGACCTGGCTGCAAGCCTTCCTGTGGCTCTATGCCGGCCGGCCGGTTGTGGCGAGCGTAGGGGCAACGCAGAGCGACGAACGCCCATCCGTGTGGCTCCTTGCGCGCGACTGTGAGAATGGCAGCGTCGATGCCATTGCAGACGAGCACGACGAGGTCGCCGTCGAAGATCATCGCCAGGTCAGGCCAGAGCTCGACAGCCTCGGCCGTGCGCCACATGACGCGCTTCAAGATCTGTTCGGTGATCTCGACCTTCCATGCAGTGTCTTCCATTACTTCCTCTCGTTTTCGGATTTCGCTGAATCACGCAATTCCCACACTCGACGCAATTCGTCACGGTAGTATAGCTCTTCCCAGTTCTGCCGACCCGTCCCCTTCCCACGCTCACACCATAACGATGCTACACGTATTCTTGATCTATCGAGAGTGCCGTTCATGGAAGCCGCATAGGCTGGATGCACTGGCAACCCATACTTATGCAGATAGGCAAATACGTCATTGCCTTTCCACCATCCGATAGGAGCGCATGTGTTCGTTGTGCTCTCACCCCATCGCGCCATACGCAGAAGACGCTGTTTCGACTCCTGCCCTCGCACGCCCGAGACATGGCGGTCAGCTCCTGCAATTTTACACGCCTCCTTGAACCCGCTTTCGAGCGTGCCCTTGGCGTGTATCTCACCTTCAAAATCTATTCGACACTGTCGCACAATCTCGTAATACGGACCTGGAAACATCGTGAGAAAAACATCGCGCACATCGTAACAGTCAGGGTTTGCTATCGGGTCAACTCGTATCCACACAAGCGGTATTTCCGGACGCACACGGCGCACAAGATGCGCGACGACAACAGAATCCTTTCCCCATGACACACCGCAATAACACGGGCCTTCATCAGCAAAACGGTTCAGCACATCGCCAGCGCGATCCTCTGCTTGTAGAAGCACATCTGATTTGGCGAGAATCGCATCAAAGCGTTCGAGTTCTTTCCAGCGCTTCACGTCTGCGTCGGTGTGTCGTGATGATTGAATCAGCATCCGCTCCCCCATGCCTCTGGAGCCACAGACGACACCCACCGCGATCGATGGTGATACGGCGCGCGGATCGCGCCTTCTCCGCTCGGATGATCGGGGACCATTCGCGCTGGCAATCGCCGCATGACTTCGCCGTGCGGCCCACGTACAGACCAATCGTTCTCGGTCGATTCGACAGTCCACTCTAGCACGCGACCGTTTCCGCTTCGGGCGAGCTTCCCAATTGCGGGAACGTGCCGCCGCAGAAGTGCTAGTGCACGCTCGGGGTCTCCAACGGCGTACCAACGGAGTTCACGCGCCACCATCGAAGGGAAACGCAGATTGCGGGCAGCCCGCGGTCCTCCGCCTATCTCGACGCGACCGTCGTCGCTCCACCGCACCATCTCCTCGATCGCTGGCTTTCTTCTCTGGTCATGCACCGAGGCAACCGCACCGCTGACGGCAATCGCCGCCGAACACCGCCATCCCCATACGGTGCCGAACACAACGCCGTCTTCGTCTGAACGGACCTCTCCGTCACTCGTGAGACGCGGGTCGGTGCTCGCGAATAGTTCTGCCTCGCCTTCCCATTTCGCCAGCGGGAGATCGAAGTCCTCTGCCCACGGCGATTCGATGGGTGGTACGGCTGCTCGCGCTTCCGGCGTTAGATCCTGAAAGCACGCGAACGCGAGCGGACCGTCAAGATGCAACCCGTCTCTGTAGGTGACGATAGGTTCCGCCATGCGCGCAGTGACGATGAACGGCTTCATGCGAGATCCTTGAGCGCGCCCATAATGTCGTCTCGGTGCTCTCGGAGGTGTGCCACGTATGCGCTCATCGCGTCCGTGTCGGCCTTCTCTCCGAGCGGCATGATAGATTCCGCCGGAGAGAACTGCGGCGGAGAGATGGTCTCTCTCAGCCCACCGTCGAAGGTGAACGCCATGCGACCGAACCCAACGCTGGCCTTTGCCCCGATGACGTAGATGGGCGCACCATCCGCCGACGTGCCGATGGACGCACGCTCCAAGGCAGAACGCAGCGCCGCGAGTTCCATCGCTGAGAAGTCATCGAACGTGAGCCCGCCAAACCAGACCGACCCCGCCGCGACCACCTGGAATTCGTAGAGCATCTGTTGGCTCTTCTGCTTCTTTTCGCCATCAGCGAGATCGCCGGAGAGTTGACGAAGTCGCGCGTCACGGTCGCCAGCTTCGAGCAACGCGAAGACGCGCGGGTCTTTCGTCGGTTCGTGGCGCGTGCCGAATTCTTCTGCGCGGAATGTAGCTGCGCGCTTCCTGAGTTGCGGCGCATCTCTGAGCGATGCCGGAACGCGCCATGCATTCTCTTCGCACGCGAGGTGCAGGTGCTCCACGCGGATTTTCGAGCCCTGCATGAAGTTTCCAGCCGCGTATCCGCAGACGGCTAACAGCGGGAACAGATCGGCGATATCGCGCGCCTTCGCCAAGTTGACCGCTGTGCCGCTCTTCGTGAGAGCCCCACCACTGAACAGCAAGTCTACGACAGCCTTGCTCATGCTTCCAGCCGGAACGCCCATCGCTTCGAGCGCGAACTGCATCCCGCCGTCGCGGATGACGTGCTTCAGCGAGTTACCGGAGACGAACGGTACGCGGCCGACTGTACCGTCGGGAAGCATGACATCTTGCATCCGAAGAATCTGCGTATTCCCCTCAGTCCCAGCTCCGTGGTGCAATGGGTCCAGCGCCACCGCTGTCCACCCGAGTCGCCCGTGATATGTGCTTGTCGTGTCCATTGTCATTCTCCTTCTTTCAACGCAGAGAGAACCTGTTTATTTTTCTTCGCCGCTCTGTTTGTCGCATTCAACGCTTGTGCCATCGCCGCGATGTACAGTCCGTCGCGCTCGCACAACACACGGAATCGAGGCCATGCTGCAGGCCCGAGTTCCGCGAGCTGTTCCCCTATTACCAGTATCGCCGTTGCCGTCGTCTCAACAGCGGCCTTCACCTGCAACTTTCCGAGTTGTCTGGCCACCATCTGCGGCCACGTTTCAGCGGTTGACGCCGCAGTGACGAGCGCCGTGCGGGCGCGTTCCCACCAATCACGTGGGTCGATGATGTCCGTGCTCGCGCTCTTCATCGCGGCTCGAAGCCACTCCACCGCAAGGTCGGTCAATACAGCATCCATGTCGACGCTCTCAGGCATCGCCAATCGTTCGCTCTCGCCATCCATCCGCAGCCTCCTTTTTGATGAGCAGTGACGCGAGACGCTCTACCGCGCCAGCAGTTGCACCGCCCAACTTACCGACGTGGTATCGCCACGACTCGATTCCAGACCGCACCAAGTCGCCCGGCGTCGCCGAGCGTTCGAGAATCTTCGTCGCCGAGAACCCGGCGACCAGCAACGACGAGAAGTGATGTACGATGTGCCTCATCTCATGCGGCTCTCCGCGGAGCGTCATGCGATCCACACGCACTGCCCACGGGCCAGAACCGTCGTTCAGCACTATGTATGGCACCACGTGGACCTTCCCGCTCTCGGCAATCCCGAGCCCCCACGGCCCGGACGATGGCCAGCACAGCGCTTCCAGAAGACGCTCCGGAGCGCCTCGGTTGCACGCGTGGACGCGCGGACCGAGGTCTGGCCCATTTCCTGACTCGATACCGCCGGCGACGTAGAGGAGCGACCACATGCGCAGCGTGTCCGGCGGTCGTCCCTCCATCGCCCACGTGCACGCGCGGCACACGCGGTCTGATGACGGCCAACGCATCTGCTGCCAACCTCCAAAACTGGCCGGCGGGCACGCCACGGTCAACGGAACCGTCCGGTCATCTGTGTGCCCGCACAATGCGCAGACGCCGTACACGTCTTCGGCAAGCCCGCCACGTTGCCCGAGTGGCCTTCCCGCTGACTCCCAAATAGCTTGACAAGCGCTCGTCATTCCGCCTCCCACATGCCGTACCACTTCCGAACGTCGGTTGATTCGAGTCGAAAAAACGCCTGACCTCCGATCCCGCGACTACTCTCGATTGGTACGCCGCACAACCGCAACTCGGCGACCAGACGGTCGAAGGTCCGAGTATGCGCGCCGATTTCATTCCGCAACGTCTCGCGCTCGACAAAGTCATGCCGACGCGCCAGTGCGTAGAGAAGCCGAAACCTTGGTTCAACGCATTTCATTTTTCGCACCCACAATTACGGTCATCAGTTGTGGTTCCCCCGGCATCCTACGTGAGACGAGAAGACGGATGCGTCCACGTCCTCCTGGCTCACTCTTTGTGCGGTATAGATCAACACCTGGCGTGTGATCCTTTCGAACGAGTCGTGCTGTTTCCGAAACAGCGATGAGCCGTTCCAGTGCCTCTTCATATGTCGCGCCTGGCCATGCGCGCTCAATGAATCGACGCACTGCATGTGGAGATATGAACCAACGACCGCGCACTACTTCCACCTCCACGTAATGGTGAGACCAGTCGCTAACGGTGCGCCGCCGCGGAAGACGAAAAGCGCATTCTCCCGCGCGTTGCTTGAGCGCGGAATGCGTGGATCTGGCGGTTCGAACTGCACCCGCGGCGCCAGCAACCGAATCTCGCTCACTCTATTCAAAGCATCCTCCCACCATCCTGTTGACGGCGCGCAGAGACCGAGCACGCATACGATCGCCGACGGAGATTGCGCGACTTCGAACTCGGCCTTTTCCAACCATAACCCCATGTCACTGAATCCTGGATTGCAGTAGACGCGGAGCACGTTCTCCTCTGGGATGATCCATCTGGTTCCGTCGGCCAGAGCGTCCTCAGCACTCGACAGGTATTTCTCGGTCAAGTGATTGTGCTCGCTCGCCGCGGCGTCGAGTTGGAAGTGAAACTCTTCGTCGAGTTCCTCCCAGAACTCTGGCGGTGTCCGCCATTCCTGACGAAGTACGGCTTCGTCCTCACGTGAGAGCATGGGTTGTCCTTCGATCTCGTACTGCTTCGTTCCCCATGGTGTCGTGATGATCTTCATCGAGCCACCCCCATCCTCCTGAGCGTGGCGCGTCCGACACTCGCGATGTCATTGAGCCGCTCTCTGTCCGTCGATGCTGAATCTCCGTCGGCATCGGTCACGAGGCGCAAACCCTCTTCCGCGATGTCGAGCAACTGTGTCCGTCGCCGATGAGCCCATTCGAGGAGCCAATCCACATCTTCCTTCTCGAGCCCATGCTCCACGACAAACCGAACGATCTCATCGCGGGCGCATTCCTCGAGCTTGTCGTCAGCCAGAGCTCGCCGCGGTCGCAACTCGGCTTCGAGCTCGACGACGCGCTGACAGTCGTGCTCGCACGGACGACCGCTAATCTCGCAGACGTTCTCCTTCCGGTATGAGCAGCCCATCACGCACTGATTCCATTGCCGACGATGATGTCGAGAGCGTCGACGCCATCGACGTAAGCGACGAACGCTGAAAGCGTCTCATGGGTCGCGCCGCGTTTCTCCTTCGCGAGCATGCGCAGCTTCTCGATGACGGCGACCATGCGATTGTGCATCGAACTCGCCGTTGCGTTGACCGGCAATATCGAGAGTTGACGGTATTCAGCCGTCGATATTGGCGTTGGCTTTTGGATGCTCGGCTTCGCAACGACATCGTCTTTGATGAACGACGAATCTCCCTCCAACTCTGCCTCCGAGACGGCGAGAGTCAGCGCTAGGTGAAGCAGTGTGTTTTCCTTCCATGGTTCGAGGCCGGCGAGCCGGTGCCCAGCGCAGGTTCCTTCTCCCATCGCGCCGACAACAACAGCTCGCGGAATATTCTTCCTCTTCGCGATGAAGAGTGCGCGTCGACCGATCACCGCCTGCCTCTTGCCTTCGGGTGAGAAGCGAAACGCGGCGACGTGGTAGCGATCCGACCAGCGCTTGGCATCGCCGCCGAGTCTGGCGTACTGCGCGTCGTTGTTCGCCCATTCAGCGAACTTCGACCAGAACCCTCGGCTCTTCTTGTCGACGCGCCCGTGCAACTCGAACGCGGAAACAGCACGGATGAGATCTTCGCCGAACCTCTCCGTGCTCAACCTCTTCACGTTTTGCTGTGGCATGCCTGTCCTCCTTCAGTGCGCCCGTATCCGGGCACATGCTTCCGACCAACTATTTTTCACATGTGCTCATCGAGCGCCAAGCAGCGATTCGCACTCGGCCTTCACAACCGGCACATGGCTGTTAGTCCTCCGCGGCCGAGTCCCAATAACTATCCCAATCGTAGCGCGCGTACTCATCGGCGACGGCGTCGCAGCAATCCGCGTACTCGGGGAGCAGTTCCGAGCGCGCCTTTTCTGTGATGCGCTCGAGAAATTCGAGGTATCCGTGCTCACTGTGTGGCCATTGCGCCGGGGAGATATTTGCTGTCTCGAGTTTCTGGCTCAGGATTTCAGAGGCCTCTTGTTTTGTCGTGCGTACCATACTTCCTTCCTCCCGCGCGGGTGCGCTTTTCTGTCTGTATGATTCCGCCAGTTCGGAAGGATTGAAGGTTACATTTCCGTTGATTGTTTTTGATAGTTTCATGTCGTCACCCCTTCGAAACTTTTGTTGCCTCATTTCGCCGACCAAGGCTCAGCGTATTGCTTCGCGGATTTCTACTTCCCTGAAATCTTCGCCATCTCCCTCAATACCAAGGTGCGGATGATCTGTGCGATACTGCACCGTTTCCGCTCCGCCTCCTTCTTCAGCCAGGCGGCCATCTGTTTATCGAACTGGACCTGCAAGCGGTGATCTTTTTTCATGATTCAAATATACGTCAAATTGCCGTCATTACCAAGCAATGTTTCTCAAGAAAGGAAAGAATCGACCATCCGTCCACTGTCCTTCGTCTCGAGGTACGCGACGTACCCAGCCAGCAGGTCGCAGTTCGCCTCAAGCAGCGCGACGTAGGTCTCGAGGTCGCCAGATCGTCGGAAGGCCAGTGCGCGCTTGCCCTGCAATCTCGTGTGGCATTTCCGACAGAGCGGCACGATGACCAGATCGCTGCCCTTCTGGCTCAAACCGTGGCTGCCCATGTGGTGTAGTTCTTCCGCCGGACCTCCGCATGCCGCACAGAGTCGCGCCTCGCGCTTCGCCCAGGCGAGGAACCCGCGCGATCGATAGGCAGGCGTCGGCTTCAGGATCATGGCTCGCCTCCAGCGCATAACATCGCAACCACCATTCCGATGCAGATGATGCCGATCGCCAACCACGAAAGACCCGTGCCCAGTGATGGCTCAAGCCTCCGGTATCCCGCCCTCCATTCAGGCCAGAAGTATCTCTGCAATTCCGAAACTCCGACCGAGAACAGCAGAATACCGATGGCGAAGACGATGACCAGAGAAAGGATATCTCCTACGTCCATTTTTACATCCATCATCGAACGCACCACCGATGGTAGGCGCGTCCTTCGAGCATGACGACCGGATGACCGGTGAGAATTCTGGCGGTGCATGCCGGACAGACATTCTCGACCGTCTGGCCGGCTTCCGTTTCGAGCACCGGCATCACCTCGCGGCTGATCTCGAGTTCTACTCCGTCTTCGGTCACCGCGACGAGACGCCCGATCGCAAACCTCTGGCCTGGTTCGTCACCACGCTGCGCGTCGATCTCGATCATCTGTAGTACCAGACGCGCGTCGGCAAGAGGCTTCGCCGTCGTCACCTTGACCTTCGGCCATGGCGGATCCGCGGGGAGCTCGTCGCTGGCCTTGATCTCAATGGTCAGTTCATATGGAGCATCCTCAGCCGTGAGCAGGTCGAGAAGCGTGACCACTACTTCTTCCCCTGCCTGCGTAGAGCCGCGATTGTCGGAGCCGTCGGCTTCGCCACCGGATGCCCGTTGACGCTGACCGTCGACTTCCGGGTCGCAGGCGAGCGCATCGGCATCGGTGAGCTCACAGTCACAGCTACGTTGCAGCCGTCCGGGCCGGTTCGTATCACGTTGACGTTGACCACACGGCGCCCGGAGAGGTGCTTTTCGCAGGCATCGAAGATCTGCTGCTTCCATTTGCGATCCCGCATCAAGGAGTCGACCTCGATGTCCATCGTCACGGTGGCGAGGAGTTTCGGCGTGTTGTTCTTCACACGCTCTAGATTCGCCGCGTAGATGCCGACAACGACCTTCTCTCGCATGTTCGTCTCCTCAATTTCCGAAACGCCGACGCTCTGCACCGGCGCGCTCGTAGTAGGGGCACTCTGTGAGCGCTCCACGGTGTTCACACTTCCGCAGCTTGATATCTTCTCTACAGACGCCATCACGAGTCGGGTGCATCCACCTGCACTCGACATCGTCGATCGCAGCCAGACACTCCTGGATGAATCTCCGATCCCGGCCGGAAATGGCCTGCCCGTCGATTACCTTGGCGCGGATGTTCTCGAGTTCGCCGTGAGCCGCCTTCTCAGGATCTGACTCGGAGATCAAGTAGTCGAGTGTCTCGAGTTGCGTTCGCATTTTAGATCTCGTCCTTCCTGGCTCCGAGTCTCTTTTCCCAATTGATGATCTTCTCGCGGTACCACTCGCACTTGTAGCCGCGCCAGTACAGGCTCGGCGTTCTAGTCCGGTAGTCGATCGCTCTCTTCTTGAACTCGCGCACGTTGTATTCGAAGCCCATGCCGAGGCTGAACACATCGCGCATCTGGATCGGGGGCAGGCCCTCGCGGTTGAACTTCGGCCAGCACATCTTGTCCTTGCATTTCCAGAGCACGTGCATCGGAGCGCCGTCGAGCCCCGCGGTCGTCCACACGTCCTTTCCCCGAGGATCGGTCAGGGTCTTCTCGATGTCCTCGTAGGTGTGCGAGATGCTGAACCGACTGCGCCTGAGCGTTCCATGCTCATACCCCCATTTGCGTGGATACTTGCCGAGAGCGCAGCGATCCATGCCGCATTCGTTCACCGCGACGCCCGCGATCTCCCATGGGTTGAGTTGGTAGCCGTTCAGACTTCCGCGGTCTGAGTATTCTGAGGAAAGCCAAACAATCCGCGCCGCCCACTCGATCGCAGCGGTCGCTTCCTCTTCGGGTTTGTAGATCTTGCCGCATTCCCACCACCGACCGCCGCCCTTGTTCTTCCCGACCTTGCGTATGCCCTCCGCGAGCCTACCGATGAGCACAAGACGCGCCCGTTCCTCATTGCTCAGGCTCGGCTTCTCGTCCATGTCGCTCACCGGTTCAGGATCTCCGTACTCTTCTTCGGCATAGGTCATTGTGCATTGCGACACGGTGGTACTATTGGCCAGCACAGAGACGACGAAGAGCATAAGAGATGTCAAGAAGGCAACGAATGCAACGATGAGTTCACGTCCATTGTCATCTTCTTCGTGAGCGACCTTCGCATGCTCAAGGTCCATTTTCTCCAAACGTGTCATCCGGCCTCCTTGTTATCGGTTGCTCTCGGTGAGGAGCATGTTGTGCATGTACCATCCATCGGCGTGTCCTGAAAATGCGGCATGGGGCACGACTCCTGCCGGTGGTTTTGCCCACCATCCGCCCTTGATTGGCGACCTCCATCCGGTAATCCGCGGTTTCTTCTTGTTGATGTTCGCGAGAGGAAAAGCGTATGGAATGCCAAGTTGGCCGCACAACCACGGGATGAGCGCATCGGCGACGCGCATCTGGATGTTCGTCGGGCAAACGTACTCTGGACGCATTCCCTTCGGAACCCAGGTCCACCACTCTGCCGGGATGACCGGACCGTGGGGGTCGCGCAGAAACTCCGGCCGGTACTCATTGACCACCTCCATGCCCACCGAAATCCCGTTGGCCTGGCCCGCGTGCCAACACACCTCGGTTGCGAGGTCCGCGTAGCACGAGATCGACCCGTCCACGTCCAGAAGCAGGTGTACCCCGAGGTGGTTCTGCTGCATCGACCGCTCGGCCCCCACCTCAGTGTTACCGCCAGTTTCATGCAGCACAAACGTGGTAAGCGGCTTCGTACGCACGCCCGCCTTGCCCGGCGCCACAAGGTGCGGCTCCCCGTCGTCCAGGTAGTTCGTCGCGCTGCCACCGACGTTGAGCACGAAGCGCGGCAGAAACAGACGGAGCCCGTTGACGATGAGCGCGTTCGACTTGATAGGGTCAGACACCGGCCTTCTCCTTCGTCACGAGCAACTCGTCGACGATACGCTCCCTGGCGAATGTCATCGCGTGGTCGGTCGCGGACATGTTGATCTCGGCAAGCGTGCGCAAGCAAATCGCGACGCCGGCGGTATCGTTCTTTTCGCCGAACTCGGCGAGCATGCGCCGGAGCTCCTCGATCTCCTTGCGCGCTGCGGCGAGCATCGCCTGGATTCGAGCCGAGATCATCTGCCGAGAGGCTGCAACGCGCGCCTCGGCCTCGGCATCGGACCTCGCTTTCTCGGCCTCTACCATCTCTAGCATTTTTTTCGATTCGGATGTCATCGTAATGTCTCCCGTCTGTCTGCCCATGAGGGCAACGGCCAATCGGCGTATTCCGGCGCCATCTCCACGATCTCACAGTTCCCTTGCGTAGCTTCGTCAGGCGTCTCGAACGCCAGCTCGTATTCCTCGCGGATGTCGGGCTGCGCCTTGATCCCATCTTCCTCGACGAGATGAAGATACACCACCGGAGGATCTCCTGTCACGCTTCTCGCTCTCGAGTCACCGATGATCTTAAACATGAGCCCGCCGGACTTGTCGAGCGCGCGGCGCACATCTGTGATGCGATCGG